TGATTATGAAAAACGTTGTGAAACGAAGTAATGAAACGAAGTAATGAAACGAAGTAATGAAACGAAGTAATGAAACGAAGTAATGAAACGAAGTAATGAAACGAAGTAATGAAACGAAGTAATAAAGTTAAATCTTGAAATTAAATAAATTATTTTTTTAAAAATTTGATATTTTATATAATTATTTTCAAAGTGTAATTATATGATTAAAATAGGTACTGATTGTAGTGGCATTGAAGCACCAATTGAAGCATTAAAAAAAATATGTGATAAATATGATTTAAGTTTTACTCATGTATTTTCATCTGAAATTGATAAATATGCATTACAATATATTAAGGATAATCATAACCCCAATATTATTTTTGGTGATATGACTAAACGCAATATTAATGATGTACCAGATATAGATTTATATGTATCTGGATTTCCCTGTCAACCATTTAGTAGAGCAAATAAATTTAAAACAAGTGTAGATCCAAGATTAAATTTATTCAATAATTGTTTAGAGGTTATTCGAAACAAAAAACCAAAAATATTCATATTAGAAAATGTAAAAACATTAGCGACATTAAATAATGGCAAATATTTCAATGAAATATTAGAAATATTAAATAGTTTAAATATTTATCACATACATTGGAAAGTAATAAATAGTAAAGATTGTGGTATACCACAATGTCGGGACAGATTATATATTATTGGTATAAGTAGAGAATATAGTAAATATGATTTCTTATTTCCAGAAAAAAAACAAATGAAAGATATAAAAGATTTTATAGATGATACAGACAATACAATCATGGAAATTAAAAAATGTAATGAGACATTATTTCAAAATATACCAAATAATAGTGTATTTATAGATATTGGTTTTAGAGAAGCAAAGTTTCCAAATTCAAATAAATGGGCTCCATGTATTACAGCACAACCAAATATGTGGTGTGTTCCAAAAAATAGAAAAGCAAATATTAAAGAATATTTAAATTTACAAGGATTTCCTACAAAAAATATAGTTCAAAATATATCAGATCATCAATTTAAAAAAAAAATAGGAAATTCAATGACTGTTGATGTAATTGAAGGATTATTAATAAATTGTTTTAAATCAATTAACATGATAAAATAATATTATATATAATATAAAATGACAAAAACTTCTGATAATGGTTTAGCATTATGTGTAATAATAATTGTAGTAGTAGGTTTATTCTTACACTATGAAATGGGTTATAATTTAGATTTTTTCTCTGTTGGTGGTAGAAATAGACATAGAAAACATGATAGACATCCATATTATGGACATCGTTTTAAAGAAGCACCATTGCATTATAGATTTTATCATGCTATGTTTCCCACTGAACCACATCCACAAAATATTACTAAATATATAGATCCATTATTTAAAGAATATGATTTAAATAGTAGTGGAGGGATTGAAAAAGGTGAATTTAGTAGTGCTTTAGATGGTACTTTAGGTAGTATGATAAATGATAAAAATAAATACATTTTTAGTGCTTAATTAATATATTTATTTAATATATAATGAGTGATTTTTGTAATATTGATTTTGAATATAAAAATGATAGATCTAAAAATGTTGTAAGTATGTTGAATCATTTAGAAAGTGGTATTACTGAAAAACCTATCAATATGGCATTAAATAGTAAATTGAATGTTGATGTTTTTGATAAATATTTTAATGATAAAACTATTGATATGAAAACAAAACAAAAGGACAGTGTTGAATTTGAAAACAAAACTATATTAAATCCAGAAGTACAAAAATGGTCACAAGTTGGTCCAGAAAAAACAATTAGAGGATTAGGTAGAAATCCTTGGTATAATTTATATAAGAATCCTCAAGATAATTGTATTGAGGATTTTCCAAGAATAGGTATGAATAGTGTATTAGATGTATTAGATACTCATAAACCTTGCAAAGTAACTCAAGAAATGTTAGATGGTTTTAGTATGTAAAATAAATAATATATTAATTTGATTTTTTAAGTTTGTATTTTTTATCGATTAATGAATCATGGATTAAAATCATGGATTTTATTTTTTAAAATCATGGATTTTATACAAAAAATCATAAGTTTACAAAATGATGAATTATTAATTAAAATTGCAATGGATAAGTTTGAAGATTTAGAATCTAGAAAAAAATTCATAAAAAAATATGATAAAGTTAACTTTCGTAAATTAAAATTATCAAAACATAAAAAATATGATAGCTATGTCAAAAGAATAAAAAAATTTAAATAATACTATATTCTTATAATATAATTATTTAATCATATGTTATAATATATATGCCATCCACACTGCGCCAGAAAAACGGCAAATTACCTAGATGTCCTAATGGTTCACGTAGAAAACCACCTAAAACTGGTATATGTGTAAAAAATAGTATTAAAAATAGTATTAAAACCTTTAAAAAAACTTGCCCTAGTGGTAAAATATTAAATCCTAAAACAAATAGATGTATCGATGATACATCTGCAAATCGTAAACGTATAAATATCTCTAAATCTAAACCTAAGAATAGCGATGATATTAATACAATTCATTGTAAAAAATACGGTAATATAAAAGATATAGATTTAAATGCTTTAAGTGTTATAAAAAAAAAATCAAGTGGTTTTATGATTGAATATAATAAAATAATATTAGAAGATGTTAAATTTTTAAGTAGTGGATCATATGGTGAAGTTTATAAATATTCAAAAAATAATAATGCTATAGCAATTAAAACATATAAATATGACGATGATGAGGAAATAGGTATAATAAATATGTTAGAGAAAAAAAAGATACCTTGTGAAGTAATAAATAGTAGATTATTAAAATTAGATGGTAAATATATATGTGCTATGGAATTAATGTCAGGGCCATTAAGTAAAATGAATGGTAAATTAACTATGGATAATAATATTAGATGTATAAAAAATATATGTAAACATTTAAAATGTTTAAATGATCATGGATTATCATATACAGATTTAAAAACAGCAAATATATTATTTAAATGTATCGATGAAAAAAATATTAAAATAGTGATGGGTGATGTTGGTAGTATATGTAAAACTGGTCAAACACATATAGCAACATGGCCTCCATGGGAATATAGAAATGATGTTGGACATGTAAAATGCAATGAATCTACAATGGTATGGTGTTTGGGTGTTGTATTAACTGAATTATTCAGTTTAAGTACAACAGTTTTTTATTGGGATGATATTTATAAATTTGATGAAAATAGTATTGAAGGATATATAGATACTGTTTGTAAATTTAAAAAATTAAACGATATTTATATTGATAAAAGAAATAAATATAGTTTAGAAGAATTATATAAAGATATGTTGAATTTTGTTCCAAGTAAAAGAATAAAATTAAACACTATATTAAAAAGAATTGACATTTAATTTTTTTTTTGTTTAATGTTTTCGTTTATTATATTCATAAATAGTATTATGAATATCTTAACATATAAAGACCTTATTAAAGGTGAAGATAAGAAAAATGATAAATATGAAAGATTACAAACAACATCATATATAAATACTAGGGAAAGTTATGATGATAGTAATAAGATAATAAATGGATTAAATGAAGAGATATTATCATTAAAAAGAAAAATGAAATTTGTATTTGAAAAAGATAAAGAAATAGAAAAATTAAAGTATAAAATAACAGAATTAGAAAATATTGGAAAAAATAGTGATAGTAAGTATTTAAATGAAAATATTGCATTAAAACAGTTAAATGAATCATTAAATATAAAAAATTTAGAATATTTAGATCAAATTGAAGCATCATTATTTAGTGAACGCGAAGAAAATCATATGATAAAAAAATGTGAAAATGAAATATTATCATTAAAAGATATTATTGCTGATTTAAATAAAGAAAATGCTATATTAAAACGTAAATGGAATAGAGATAAAAGTGAGTATAAAGAAAAAAATGATATTGATTTAGATGATGATTTAGATACTATAAATTTTGATGTTGAACCTAAATTACAAGAAAAGATATACATAGATATAGAAAAATTTAAAAAAATATTAAAAAATAAATTTAAAAATAAAAAATATGATAAAATTTTACATAAATATGGTTTAAATGATAAAAGTAAAAGTATTGATAAAAATATGATGAATGATATAATTAAAGAAATTATGTTAAATTAAAAATAAAAATATATATATATAATAACTATAATGGAAACAGCAATATTATTAGGATTAATTGGAATTGGATATTTACAAAAAGAGAGTAATAGAGATGAAGCACACCCCGAGATAAGTGCTGATTTAAATTTACCAAAACACAATAGTGTATATGATCAGAATAATTTTGATGAGAGTAAAAAAATTGAGAAAACATTAGCAGAAGATGTTATTAGACGTATGAATGATGATAATACAAACATAGTAGATGTAAATGGAATAACTAATAATGCGCATAGATTGACGGGATTAAATGAACAAATGTATGATGGATTAGAAAATAGAGAAATACCAAGTGTAGATGGTATTGGTTTTCAAGGAACTATGGATAATGATGAAGATGTAAGTGAATATGTTTATAGTCAATCATTGGGAGCATATGTTAAACGTAGTGATTATTTAACAAATGATCAAGGTATTAATAATGGTGTACCATTTATAAGTGGAACCAATTCACAGGGATCAATAAATTATGATGATGTATCAACATTAGAAGCCCATCAAGGTGGTAATAGTTCAAAGTATTATGGCGGTAAACGCGAAATACCAAAAATGTTTGAACCTACACCTGAAGATATATATGGTAATAAGTTTGTTGGTCCTATGGCAGACCAAAATAGATATATACCAGGACAACATAGAACTGGGGAGTTACCTTTTGAACAAGAACGTATACAACCTATAGATGTAAAGAGTGAATTAAATCGTGAAATAGATTTAGCAATTGCTAAAACTAGAAGTATAGATACATTACGAACATTAACAAATCAAAAACATACATATGAAGGTAGAGTAATTGAGGGCGAACATATTAATCGCAGGGGAATTCAAGCAACAGTAGATAAAAATGCACCATACAGAGATTATAAAAATAGTCCAGAAAGATATTTTACAACTGCCACTGATGTTAAAGCTTCTACTGTCAGATCTAAAGAAATATTACCTTTTACAAATCGTCAATATTTAAATAGAACATTATTAGGACATGCAGCACCTCAAAATGGTACAAGTGCTGAAGAAAAAAGACCTGAAGTATTTAAGGGTTTAAAACAACAATTAGGGGTTCAAACAGAAAGAAATGTTGTTGGAGAAGTTCCAGCGAATATAGATCATGAAAGATTAGGATATGAAGCATATCCTAATGAAAGAGATGTTACTGTTGAAAGAACATATGAAGGGAATGTAAAAACATATATACCAGAATATGAATTAGGTTTACAAGATCCTGTAAGAAAAACCAAAAAAGAAACAACAATTGAATTAAATAGAAATGGTATTGCTGGAACAACTGTATCACAAGATGTTAGTAGACAAGCAGAACTTAATAGTGATACAAATCCAACAAAAGAAATAATCGCACAAGGTAGAGAACCAACATTAAGTAATGTTAAATTATGGGAAGGTAAAGAAAGTATGAATATTGATATTAAAAAATTAGATAGTGATTATATGACACAATATCAAACTGGATTAACAAAAGTATATACTAAACTATCTAAAGATGATTCTTGTCAATTAACAAGAGATAAATATCAATTAGATGACGCAGACTTATTAATAGAGCAAATAAATCCAGATTTATTGAATCCATTCAGAGAAAACCCTTATACACATTCATTAGCATCTGCTTCAATGGCATAAATCGATGTGATTTAATTTAGTAATTTTTTTCTTTTTAATATTTATATGAAACTTTATATAAGAATTTTAGCATTTATTGTTATATTATTACTATTATGGTGGTTGTATAATTATTTAAATAAACAAAATTATGCGAATTTATCACC